CTGACCACAACGAGGTTAAAGTAATCGATATGGCAGATCTTGACGGTAGTCAAAACGTACGAGTAGTAATGAGATTTACTGCTGGTATTCAGCACGCTATCGGTTCTGATATCGTATTATACCACTCAACTGTATAATATAGGGTAATTGTTTAACATAAGGGTAGGTGAGCCTTGAGCCTGCCTACCCTTTTTTAATATTTATAATATGGCTTGTAATTTAACAGGAGGTAGAAAAAAAGCTTGTAAAGATGCGGTTGGTGGCATTAAAAAAGTATACTTTGTAGATTTCGGAGAATTTGGTACAATCACAACTTCAAATGACGAAATCACAGATATGGATGGTACTTTTAACTTCCACCAATATGATGTCAAAGGCAATTCATCTCTGGAAACAACAATAAACAGTTCTCTAGAAAATGGTACTACATTTTTTGAGCAAGTGCTAAATATAACTCTGCATAAGCTCACTAAGGAAGATAATAAAGAGCTTAAGCTTTTGTCTTTTGGTAGACCACACGTAATGGTTCAAACTTATGACGATAAATTTATGGTTGTAGGTTTAGTTAACGGAGCAGAGGTTACTGGCGGCACTATGGTTACTGGAACCGCTCTTGGCGATATGCAAGGGTATACCCTTACGCTCACTGCCCAGGAAACTACTCCTCCAAACTTTATTAATGGAGCAACGCTATCCAATCCTTTTGCAGGTATGGGGTCAGCTACTGCTTCTCCATCTACTCAAAGGACACCATAATTCTAGATATAAGTGTTCAAAGGGGCTTTATAGGCCCCTTTTTTTTTGTGCGAATTTACTGTTCGCATAAGCGAAGTAGTTTTGAATATTATAAACCTTTAAATATTTTTATTATGACTGCTTCAACAAAAACACTTAAAAAAGTATCAAAATTGTTTCGTGAATTAGGACAAGTATCTGAATCGACACAACTGAATAAATTTCAGAAGCATATTGCTCGAGAGTTGATTTGGTATAAGATAGGGGAACACCTAGACGAGTATAAAGATACTTACTAGAAGAGAGGGGCCAAGAGGCCCCTTTTTTTTGGAACAATATCAAGGCAAATAAGTTATATTAGTATGATAAGACTTTTGCCAAATACTAGCGCACAAGAACTTAAGATTCTTCCAAGGACAACAGATGACGAAACTGGGGTTTCTTTGAAGATTACTGAAGATGGAACTAATAAGTCACAGACACTTACGGGCCTGTCTTTTTCTAGGTCTGGTAATTTTACAAACGTAAATTGCACCTTTAGTATTTTAGTTGACAACTCAATATACAATCTTGAGTTTTTTAAGGGAACTACTTTACTGTACAGAGATAAAGCTTATTGTACAGATTCTTATGTTTCTACGTCAGATTATACAATTAACGATAGTCAATATCAACAAAGTGATGCTGGAGACAGCAACCAACAATATGTAATGGTATGAAAAACTTTAAAGTATTCCATTTATCGGGTTATGAAGTCCCAAAGATTGTGGAGAATAGACGCAATAACTGGATAGAATACGGTACAGATAATAACTATTTTGGTCAGCTGATCAAGAGATATTTAGGCAGTCCAACCAATAGTCGCTGTGTAAATGGAATATCTGATATGATTTATGGTAGAGGAATAAACGCATTAGACTCTGACGACAAACCAGGTATGTTTGCTGAGATGAAATCTATATTAAACCCAAAAGATGTTCATAAAATAGTAAATGACCTAAAAATGTTGGGCCAAGCGGCTGTTCAAGTTGTTTATAGGAACAGAAAAAGGCAAATTAGTGGTCTTTTTCACTTCCCTATGGAAACTTTAAGGGCAGAAAAGGCTCAAGATGGTAAAATACAAGCATATTATTACCATAATGACTGGAAAAACATAAAACCAAGCGATAAACCACGTAAAATACCAACTTTTGGCAACGGAACAAGGGCGCAACGTATAGAATTGTACATAATTAAGCCTTATAAGCCAGGATTTTACTATTATTCGCCTGTTGACTATCAAGGATGCCTACAATATGCCTCTTTAGAGGAAGAAGTGAGCAATTATCACCTCTCAAACATTCAAAATGGTATGCAACCTAGTATGCTTATCAATTTTAACAACGGAATACCTAATGAGGAGTCCCAAGAGATGCTTGAACGCAAAATATATGATAAATTTAGTGGTTCTAGCAACGCAGGGCGTTTTATCCTTGCTTTTAATGACGGATCAGAGAATCAGAGTGATATACAGCCAATAAACATACCAGATGCTCACGCTCAATATGAATTTCTAGCAAAAGAGGCTAGAGAAAAGATTATGATTGGCCACGGTGTAGTTTCCCCAATACTTTTGGGTATAAAAGACAATACTGGCTTTGGTAATAATGCCGAAGAGCTTAGAACAGCATCTATACTTATGGACAATATGGTTATTCGTCCATTTCAACAATTGCTTATTGACAGTTTTAAAGAATTGTTAAAATATAACAATATTGATCTTGATTTATATTTTGTAACGCTTCAGCCAATAGAATTTACTGAGCTTGATAATATAGCAACTAAGATAAAAAGAGAAGAAGAAACTGGCGAGAAGCTGTCAGAGGTAGAAGAGGATACTGATGATAAATTGTCAGAATTAGAAGAAGAAATGTATACAGACTTATGAAAGCGTTATTTATAACTATGACGGAACTTAAGAGAAAGTCTATAATTGATGGGCAATTCGATACGGATAAACTTATTCAATTTGTAGAGGTTGCTCAAGACGTTCATATACAAAACTTTCTGGGGACTAAATTGTATGAAAAAATACAAACATTAATTACAGCAGGAACCTTAGATGATTCTGCAAACGCAGACTATAAAACTTTGCTTAATACATACATTAAGCCTATGCTTATATGGTTCAGTCAATATACTTTTATACCCTTTGCCTCCTTTCAAA